ATTATGCGAAGCGCCCAATCTGAATGGATCACCACAGGTGGCCGGGTTTGCCGGTTCCGACGACGACGAGATCGGATTGCCGGGATGACGCCTGCCCGGTTCCCCGCGGCACGCCGCTTGGGGAACCTGACAGGCTATTGACCGTGCGTTCGTTGACTCGGCCCTTGAGGTCGAGCGGCCATGTCCGGGCAACATGGGAAACGCCCTGTTTTTCGAGCAGCAGCCCGTAACCGGTTCGTGTGACGGTCCAGCCCATGGCCTCGATCTCACGAACGTACATGCGTTCCTTGACGTTGTAGGAGCTGTCGAGCAATTCGATCTGGCCCATAAGGCGCTTACCTTCCTTCTGGCTGTCGATGATGCCGGTAGCCCTAACGGTGTACTTCTGCGCGAGATTGTCCAGGTAGTCGATTGCATGCACCTCGTCGCCCTGGTCGGCAGTTGGCGATGACTGGGCAACGTGCAACGTTGGCGGATCAGGATTGACGAGACCAGCCGGAGGCTGTTCATAAACAACAGGTGCAGCCTTGGCGACAGTGACCTTGGTGGCCGGCTCAGAGTTGACGGGACCGCTACCGCCGAAGAAGCCAATGAGGTGAAACACGGCATAGCCGGCAAGAACGAAGGCAGCAGGAACGCCCATGGCAAGTGCTCTGGAGTTCTTGAGGACGTTTGTGCGGCCGGTCTGGTAAACGCCAGTGCCTACGCCTTCACGGCGGACGGACGAGTAAAGACCAAAGTATTTCGAGTCATACGAACGGACCCCCGAACCGATCTTCACAAATCGGCCCTTGGCTTGCTTCTGCAGCTGCTCCCACTTGTACTGATTGGGACGCCCAACCGCCTGCAGCTTGAGGAAGTAAACAATGTCCTCAATTCGGCTGCGGATGATCTTGTGCACGTCATCGCGGTCCTGACCCATGATGACGATTTCAAGCCCGCGATGCCGATGCTCGGTCCAGAACTTCTGCTGATTGAGAGGCAGCTTGTAATTACCGCTCGGAAAATAGTCCTGAATCTCGTCCCAGACGATCATCGCGTTATCGGGCGTACGATCGGCGAACTCGTTCTTCACGCGCTCAATGTCGGCGGCCTCCCCGTCCTGCTCGGCCGGCTCGATGTACAGCAGCAGCATGCGGACATACTCGACAGGCTCGTCCAGTAGCTCAGCGAACTTGTCCCAGTTGACGCCGCGAATATTGGTAATAACCTGCCGTCCGGACTTGAGAGCGGGCAGGATGTGATAGACGCATGCTTCGTAACTCTTGCCAGCGCCCGGCAAGCCTTCGTGAAAGTGAATAGCCATTACCAACGCCCCAGAGTGATGGCCTTGCGAGCAAGGCGGAAAAGGACAGCAGCAAGCAGGATGCCGAATGCCTGGCTTATGCCGGACTGGCTGAGGAAAAACCCGATGAACTCCATCGTTGGGCCGAGATGGTCGCTGATCGAAGTGCCCATGAAGTCAGGGGGTTGGATAGTGCCGAGAACCTCAAGCACACCGTCAAGGAACTTCTTTAGGAGCTGGATCGGCAGGTCGGCAAGGTACTCGGTAAAGTCATCCCAAAGGCCTTTCCAGAATTCAAGCGTAAAGATTTCCATTGCTCACCTCACAGGAACGCAATGCGGAATGCGAGAAAAGACGCAGCAGCGATGATGACGGCTGCAATTGCGGACCACGGAATGTCACCGGTGCAGAACTGGTCAAAGTCGAAGTCAAAGACCCACGTTGAAACACTCCAGCGCGGGCATGCGCCAGAAGCGTTAAACGTGAGGAACTTCGTTGTTTGCACACTTACGGGCAACAACTGAACCTTCTGCGAAAATTCGGTCAGCACGCTTCCGAACGTGTCCTCACCCGGAGTAAACCAATCTTGTGCGCCAACTTCTGAACCGCCGGGACCGCCGGGAAGGCCGCCGCCACAATTGCCCGTTGCACAATCACCGAAGCCGTCCCCATCCGCGTCAGGGTTTGAGGACTTATTTGGACAAAGCGGGCCGGTACAGGTTGAGTTAGAACCCGTAGTCTGCCCATTTGCATTCTTTGTTGTGGTGGTGGTAACGGTCGTGGTGGTAGTCGTACAGTTTTTTATGCCCTTACAGGTGGTGCTAGTTGCGGTGTCGGTTTTAGTTGTGGTCGTAGTGCCATCAGGATTTGTCTTTGTAGTCGCCTCAGTCCTGATATCAATGCCGTTTTTGTCAGGGGCTTTAGGAACACATGTTCTAACCCCATTAACCTCGCCGCATGACTCCCCGGTATTTTCTTCGCTTTTCTTGGACTCGCAAACTTGCTTGTCACCAACGGTTGTATATACACAAGGCTTTTCTTCTTTAACGGTTTCAGGATCAACCGAGTCGCTTACGTCTTCTGCAACCTCAGTACCGGTTCCAGTTGTAGAGCACTGCTGTCCGGTATAGCCCATGAGGCCACGGCAAAGGTAAGGGCCTGCGGTGAACGTCTTACACCGGAGATCGGTTATCTCAACAGCGCAACCGTCCTTACAGCCTTGACGCTGCGGAATGCCATAGCCGCCTGACGATATGTTCATAAAGTTGTCAGGCGCTGTGCCAGCCCTAGAAAAAGGAGCCTCAAGGCCCTCTTTATCCTTACAGGGATTAACCGGAACATCGCACTTGCCAAGAGCGGGATCATATTGAGCGCCACCGGGGCATGAATCACCAGTACGGCTGACAGAGCCAGTGAAAGTGGCGATATTGCCATCGGATAAACGGCGAACCCTTACGACGCAGGTGAATGAAGCGGGATTCGACGTAGCACTTAACGTGTGCGAGTCATAAACACTGGTGCCCTGAGGATGTACGTAAGACTTAGCACCGACAGAACATGCTTCTTCAGCAGATTGAAACTTAGTAGAACTACCGACAGTGAATGTGGTAGCAGGCCGAATAAATGAGAATTCGTAATCGACCGCAAACGCAGGCACCGAAATTAACGAGAGGACAAGAAGCCCGAGATAATTGCCCAAGCGCATAACGCCCCCCAAAAGAACAGTCCGAATTGAATGAGCATGTTTGATCCTCAGAAACGATGAAGGCCCCCGAAGGGGCCTCCGGCGAGGCGACAGCGTGGTTCTTAACGGAACCAGCCGATGACCTTGTTGAAGCCCCATTTGGCGACGCCGGGCAGAACCTTGATTGCAGCGATGGCAGCAATAGCAGCCACGATAGTGGAAGCGTCAACAGCACTTACGATGGAAGAAAAGTCCATGTTTGTTACTCCTCGTTGATTACAGTGTCATCGGTGCGTGAGTTGATGTAACTCACTACAACACCGAACGCCCAGGCAGAAAGCCAGAGCATTAGCGGCAGAGTCAGCCCAGCAGCGAAAGCGGTCTGAACAGTCTCTGGTTCCGGTACTGCGAAGAGCGCCGCCAGCGTTGGCGTACTGGCGAACTCTTGCGCGGTCATAAGTGCGTAGCCCGAGCAGGCGTCGGAATACTCACCGACAGCGGTGAGGGTCGAGCCGACCAGTTCTACGCAAAGCGCCATGGTCAGCCGGCAACCTTGGCAGGGGCGACGGCAGCGGGCGCCGGGTTAGCAATGCGGCGGGCTTGGCGCGGGTCCACCTCGAAATGGATGCGGTCATCCTTGATCGAGCAGCTGACGTCGCACTCGTAATGGCCGACCGGCAAAACTTCGTTCTGAGAGGCGGCGTAGTAGCTGAACTTCTGCGGATACGGGACGCCCGGCAGATGCGCATAGGCTTCGGCCATCCAGTAGGCCTTTTGCGACTTGGTGGCGATGCCGGTACGGAAGTTGCCGGTGGTTTCGATCTTGATAGTCATAGCCATGGGTATTGCCTCTTAAAAGCCGAACAGGTCGGCAACGCAGGGAGTGCCACGCTCTTGGCGTTCCAAGAACCATTGGCGTTCGGGCTTGATGCCCTGGGACTGGCGAGCTTCGAGCGCTGCCAGGGTTTCGTTTACTTGCTGCTGCAGAACCGGGTTCACGAATGGCCGGGCCTGCTGTTGCTCTTGAAGGCGGCGGCGCTGGCCGCTGGTGAGCTGGGTGCCTTGGAAGCTAACGGTGCGAAGGGTCATGCCCTCCCCCGGCTTGCTTTCGGTCATCTGGATCATGGGCGGAACTCCAAGCGAACGAGGTAGAGCGCAATGGCGCCACCGGCGAGGGTGGCCAGAAGAGAGAGGGTCGCGGAAATCACTTGGCACCCCGACGCTTCGGCGATGTTTCAACACGAACGCAACGGGCGAACTCAGCCTCGGTGAAGTCGGCCCAGTCAGCTGGCGTGTGATGGATGCCGGCTTGCTTGCTGTACGCCTTGATCAGGCGATCACGGTTTGCGCCTTTCCACAGCAGGAAAGCGTTCATGCGGCCACCTGCAGATGGTTCGGGCGCTGATACCAGCTCGGGATGGCCAGCACGGTCGACTTGGTGATTTCGCGGGCCTGACGGACGAAGACCGGCGCGAAGCGCGAGGTATCGCAGGCGTTGCGAATGTTGATGCCGATGCGGTTGAGGCGAGCGGCGTGGGTCTTCACGGCAGACTTGTCGAAGTCGAACTGTTGCCCGTGCATCCACTGAATCGCATACATGGCGGTGGTATTTGCTGCACGGGTGGTGTCTACGATCTGCTCAGCCAAGAGCTGTTCGGATATGGAAACGATGTCCATGGCGGTCACCTTCAGTCGCTCGTCAATTCTCAAAAACTCGTCGTGGAGTTCGGCAAAACGCCGCTCGTCAAAGAGGCCCCAATAGGCCAAGCATTCGCGCTGCAAAAATTCGTTTTTCAGCTCCTGCTCCATCCGAACCACGCCATGAAGGGCGCAGTAGTCGCGGACGCGCTGCACGTACAGGAACTCGGGAGATTCATCGCCGTACAGGCGCTTGATCTTCGGGAGCAGGTTCTCGTCCAGCTCGAAAGCCTTGTCGTAGGCCTTGCGGTACTGGAGGCGCCCGCCTTTGCCGTTGCCCTTCGGGGTCCATGCGACGGTGCGGCCGTTGGGATACAAGAAGCCGATGCTGTGCCCGATGCGCTGGGAGGACACACCGCGCAGGTAAGCCAGCACATTGCCCTCGCCTACCGATACGTTCGTGGTGAGATCGATGCGCTCGATCTTGGCGCCGTCTGCCACACGATCACCGGTCTTTGCACCTGATGCGCCGTCCCGCAGATCAACACGGGTGCAGCGAGTGAAGCCCGGCAGACCGTACTCAGCCAGAAGCTGGTTGTAGACCGAGACACACTGCTCGATGGTCGAGAAGCCGAACAGGTTATCGAGGCGCCCTACCCGGCTTGGGTTGCCCTCGACGCGGATTTTCCGCCCCTGCACATGGATCGTGACCGACGTGGAATAGCTGGCCTCATGCTTGAAGCGAGGCTGACGGGTGGAAAGCACCTCATTGGTGTTCGTATCGATTGTGATCGTCATCACATCGCACACGACCGGAAGATCGTGAGTGTGCTCCTGTGAGATCGTAAGCCAATCGATGAACATTCCATTTCCCGTCAAGGTCCATAACCTGACTGCGAAGGTATAAGATCGTACACCCTAGCGTCAAGCACAATGTGACACCCTGCGGTGTCATATATTGACGCTGGTCAAACATACAGGAGTGATGATGCTCGGCAACGAAGAACCACACGGCGGCGACTCCATGACAATCGGCGAGAACCTAAAGCGGGCGCGGGCTGCAGCAGGACTGACCCAGCAGCAGGTGTGGGAGGCTGCCGGCATGTCCGAGTCCGCGTACAAAGGCTATGAGAAAGGCGAACGGCCACCACCAGGGGACAAGATCGCAGTCCTTGCCCGCGTGCTCGGGGTCGCAACTGACGAATTGCTGCTAGACGAGGCAGAGCGAAGCGGCAGCGCAGAATTCAGGGCGATGTGGCGCCGACTAGAGATGCTCCCCGAGGACATGCGTGAGCAAGCGAAGATCGCGATGCGGGGCGTGCTCATGAGCATCGAGCAGGAAGCGCTGAGGAAGGCGGGATAGGATGAAGTGGATTTTGATCATATACCTCGGCGCCGCTACAGAGCCGACCGTCATCGTTGATTCATACGAGTCAGAAGCTCAGTGCGGCATCGCAGCAGACCTGATCATCGCCGCCGACATCGCAGCTAGAGGGTCAGAGAGTGACTACTCGACAGTCTGCCAAGAACGGATGAAATCCTAGGGCTGGTACGGGAATCCATACCAAAGTGGGGGTGTAACAGCACCCCCACCGCCGACCAGCTGAAAAGCGCTGCTGAAACCGAGCAACTATCGTGACCTGACCAGAGGCGGTGCTGAAGGTCTTGGGAGAGCGGCAGAGAGACGCCCGGAGCGGCTCAATTTGGGCAGATCGGGGCGCGGGTTGAGTTGGTGGCGGGACAGTGGGACGAAGATCGCGAGAAGCCTCCTGAGGGCCGTATAGGCCGCTGGGGGCTTTTTTGTGGGTCGATGGTTGCGGCCCCTTCGGGGGTATCGTCGCAGGCGCTGTGAGGCACGACAGGAGGCCATGCAGGCGACTAATCGCCGCAAGCGGCGAGGTCGAGGCCAGCAGGACAGGTTAGAGCTGGTTGATTCGCTCAGCGATCTGCCGCAACTCATGCAGGACGGCATCGAGCTGGGCACCTTCGTCGTCGAGCTGGGCGACTCGCTTTCTCAGATCGCGGATCTCGGCGACCAGTCGCGGGTAGTCGTCGAGTATCCACGTCACGGCATCGGAGCCCTTGCGGCCCGGCGCATACAGTTCAGCGGTTTTGATCAGGCGGGATTCGAGGTCGATAGCGCATCGCATAATCGAGCCTATGTTACGCGACGCCCGGAGCCAGAGGCATTGTCCGGACGCCGCTCAACATAAGCTCAGGCCATTATGCGAAGCGCCCAATCTGAATGGATCACCACAGGTGGCCGGGTTTGCCGGTTCCG